CAGATGGTCATTTTAAAGTATTAGTTTTTGGTGGTACATTAAGTTCTACAAATACTGTTACCATATCACCTAATGATCAAGACAAACTGTACTTTGTATTTAACAATACCTCTGGCAGCCAATCTATAATAATTAAACAAGGCAGTGGTGCAACTGTTACTGTAGGTAATGGCAAAACTGCTATCGTATATGCAGATGGTGCAGGTTCTGGTGCGGCAGTTGCACAGATAGAAACAGGATCAGATGAATTTACAGAAGATGTAACCATGAAAACTGGTGATGGTGCTTTGTTAACATTACAAACATCTGACACAACAGTTGTTGATGGTGATGTACTTGGTGCATTACAGTTTCAAGCACCGAATGAAAGTAGTGGTACAGATGCTATAACAGTTGCAGCATCTATCGTAGCTGAAGCAGATAATACCTTTGCAGCAGATAACAACCAAACAGATATGGTTTTTAAATTAGGTAGCTCTGAAGCTGCGACAGAAAAAATGAGACTGACGCATGAAGGTGATTTAACTGTTTCAACAAGTTTTACTATAGGTAGTGCTACTATTACAGAAGCAGAACTTGAGATACTTGATGGTGCAACAGTAACTACTGCTGAGTTAAATATCTTAGATGGGGTTACTGCTACAGCTTCTGAACTTAATATTATGGATGGAGTAACAGCAACAACTGCTGAGTTAAACATTATGGATGGAGTTACTTCTACAGCATCAGAATTAAATTTAGTTGATGGTATAACAGCAGGAACTGTTTCTGCATCAAAAGCAGTAATCGTTGATAGCAATAAAGACATTAGTGGTTTTAGAAATATATCTAACACTGGTACAATTACTGCTAGTGGCGATATTACAGCTTTCTCAGATGAAAGATTAAAATCAGATATAGAAACAATAGATAACGCTTTAGACAAAGTTATGAATATGCGTGGCGTATCATATATCAAACAAGCTGAAAAAGGTATTGGTGTAATTGCTCAAGAAGTAGAAAAAGTTTTACCAGAGGTTGTAACAGATGGTGAATATAAGTCTGTTGCATATGGCAATATAGTTGGTGTTCTTATCGAAGCGATTAAGGAACAGCAAAAACAAATTGATGAATTAAAGAAAGATAAGTAAATATGGCTCTTCAGAGTAGTGGTGCAATAAGTATGAGCGAAATACGTTCAGAGATTGGCACATCTGGTGCTATATCTATGAGTGATTTGTATAGAGTAAATTCTAGCAGTGAGTTTCCAACTACTAAAGAGATAACTAATGGAATATCATCTGTAAGCTATAGTGGTGTATCTGGTGCTACTCTTGGATATAGTAATAGATATATGTATGGAAATTTACATACATATAGTGGTGGTTTAGGTGCAGGTGGTTTATGGGCTTATGGTTTTATGTATAATACTCAAGCATTATCCTCTGTTTTTAATAGCGTTTATATTAATAATAGTGGTGGTAGTGTTGTTGGATCAAATTATGTATCGGCTGCTCCTGCTGATCATATTTTATTTCATATGGGTACAAGTAGAAGTGGTCAAACACTTACAGAAACTTTAACTGCAACAATGGGTAGAGCAGGAACTTATTATGTTCTTGGATATTCTTTAAATAATGGTCAACTAGGAATTGAGGTTGATACAGGAAGTGGTTTTTCTACAGTATATAGTTTAGCAACTCAATCAACAACGCTAACTTCAAGATATACTTTTAACGCATCTGTCGGTCACAAAATTAGATTTACTTTAAAAGGTATTGGAGAAGAAATAACTAGGTACTATATCTTGAGTACAAGTAACAGTGCACAAGATAAAACTTTAACTGTAAACTCTGGCGTTCCGTCATCTGGTGCTATATCTTTTTCTGATTTATATGGAGCAGAGGGATAATGCCACTAACCAAACTACAGTTTAAACCAGGTATAAACAGAGAGATT